TTATTACATTAGGAAATGAGAATTTAGGTACACTTTTTAATGAAGAACACTCTTGAAACATAGCATTCACTCCCACTGCTGAACTAGTATTATATAAAGGTACATATTTAAGTGAAGTGCAACCACTAAACATTGAAGTAAATCCTGTGACACCTGTAGTGTTTAAATATGGTGCATATTTCAAATTACGACAATTTAAGAACAAGTTGCTGGCATCAGTTACTGTAATACTAGGATGTAAGTATACGTATTCTAATGAATCAGCGTATTGGAATGGTCCTGACCCTAATATATTCAATTGTTTGGTAATAAAGAACTGGGTTACATTATGGGCATTATTCCTTAATAATGTCGTACCTAAATTAGTTTGATGATTAGCAATAGTCAGTATCTTCAATAATGGAAAGAACGCATAGTTAGTCGAATAATCACCTAAAGCAAATGACCCAGTGATTGCTACTTTAATTTCTAAATATAAGAAACCATTACTTGAAGTATTACATGATGGATGAGTATGTTGAAAACTAACAGTGCTTAAGGTTTGTCCAGCCTGTGGGGTAACTGTGATAATGGCTTGTCTGAAACCTTCTGATGTCAATGTAGAGGATGATATATCATCCCACGTATACTTATGAGATGCTTTGATATTAGAAGCATAATTGTTTGAAGTACCATCACCCCAATCAACCGTATATGCTCCTTGACATGCGAAAGCCACATAGTTAGAGTCATCATTATAAATTGCCATTAAAGCAACTATTTTTTGATCAGTATTGCCTAATGTCTCTAATGCCAACCAATCACTAGGTCTTTGCCAGACATCATCAGGGACTTCTGGTAGTCTAAAAGAATCAATATTAGATTGGGAAAGTCTTTTGACTGACATTATGAAATCTCAGTGCCAAATAAACCAAATGATACATCAGCAGTACCAGCATATACTGTAACCACATCAGTAGTCGCTAACGTCAATCCTAATGAAAGGAAAAAACTATCTGTAGCATTCACTATTTGGTCATAGACAATATAGTGTTTATCTTCCAAAGTAGCCCCTGATGGTCTTATTGCGACCCTAACAGTAGTGGTCATACCTTTATTGCATATTACCAAAGTAGAACATACCGCAGATGATGCCGCCGGTACTGTATATAGAGTAGTATTTGTGGTTGCTGCTGGCTCATTTTGTCCAAGCACTTTATAAATCGTAGCCATATTACATTCCTGCTAATAAAAATGGGTGGAATGATTCAGAAGTACCTGACCCACCTGATATTGTAATGTCACCTGAGCCTAATATACTTGAACCATTAATGGTTTTGATATTAGTACCACTGACTAATTGTTCTTGTTTTGCTGACCAATCTGTTATGTTAGTACTGGTAATACCAAATGCCGGACTTGCTACGAATACTGGATCAGTCTCGGTACCACCTGATATTACAATGTCACCAGTACCAAATATACTTGAGCCATTAATGGTCTTGACTGATGTATAACTTAATACGTTACCCCCACCCAACTTCATTATTTGATCAACAGTGCCAATAGAAGACGGGAAATGTAAAGTTTGTGAAAGTTTTGGGAACCTGTGAGTATTCACTTGGGCATAACCAGTCCCACCTGTGACTATATCTATAGAGCCAGTCCCGCCTATCGCAGTAGTAATAGATACCGAGCCAGAAGATTGTAGGTTTGTAATAATAAACCCATTTACGTTTAAATTACCACCTAGTACTGGTGTGTTATCACTGGACACCTCACATGGTAGATCACCAGAACCAAGGATCGATAAGCCACCAAACGTTTTAATATTAGAACCACTGCTTAATACTGGTTGGACTGCTATATTTCCAGAACCAAGTAATGAAATGTTATTAATGGTCTTGATATTAGTACCACTAGATAATACCGGCTGGACTGCTATATTTCCAGAACCAAGTAATGAAATGTTATTAACAGTCTTGATATTAGTACCACTGACTAATGCTTCTTGTTTTTCACTCCAATACACCATATCTAAGATCTGAACACTTGCGGCAGGACTAGCCATGAATACTGGATCAGTTTCAGTACTGATATAACCAGCATCATTTGGTAAGTCACTCACATTAACAGGAACACTTGATACTTCTGCTTTATCATTGTTTAAATTAGTGAGGTTAGCATCCATCTCAGCATAAGTGAGTTCAGACCCCTTACCAATCCTAGTAACTATAGTAGTCATTAACTTAATGTAACAGTAAGTTGACCAGCAGGAAATGTTAACTGATCACCGGCTTGACAGTTCTTTGGAGTAGCGATTACTCCAAACCCAACCCTATTACCACCAGTCGCTGCATCATATAATTCAAAATGTCCGAAACTTGCGGCACTTGCCCAATCTGCGGTAGATGCTGGGAATTGAATATCAATAGCATTAGTAGACTGTCCTGAACTTGCTGGGTTCCAAGTTGCTCCAGTAGTTGCTACTCTAGCATACCCACCAGTGCCGATCACAGGCTCTGTACCTGCTGTAGATAATGTTGGTGTAGTGCTTGATAGTGCTACGAATATTTGTGGTATTGGGTAAGCAGTTTTACCCAATAAGTGATCTAAGACCTTATTTGATTGTGCTGTAGTTAATGGCATTTATATCTCCGTGATTGTACTATTGCTTAGAATAGTAGGTGGTTTGTTGACTATGATTTCAATCCCAGGATTTAAAACCATTTTGTAAAGTATTTTTCCTGATCCACTCAGTGATGTCCCTATAACTGCATAAGTAGCAACAGGTTGTCCAGTTACTGTGGTTGGAGTACCAAATACAATATTCGAAGCAGGGGTAACAGTGTTATTGATAACAGACCATCCTGAACTACTCCTAAGTATTGGTACTCTAGCATACCCTGTATAACTGACTTCATTTGACAATTGCGTACCACCTGTACCAGGATCACCTACATGTAAACTAATGTATAACGATGTTAATGGTGATGATGATGCATTAACGGCAATATTGGCTATGGTTGTTCCATGAAATATCAATTTCAAGTAATCATTAGAAAATGTTAGGCCTTTCATACGTTATTTAGCCCCATTTGGTATTAAGTTAGGGTCAATACTACTGATCTCAACATCACCAGTGAATCTAAAATCCAGTTTATGAAACCTTGCTGATTTAGTCAGATCAAATCTACTGTCATTCATTTGATACGTATCTGTTTGGACTAACGGCGCACCTTCACTACTTCTATAACTATGTGTCATTGACCCAGTCAATGGAGGGATAAAGAAACGAACACGAACACGACTGATTATTGAGTTCAGACTATCATCACCTATATCACCAGTGCTAAATGATGAATAAAGTGCCGTGCCTGATTCTGCTTTGTATAAGTAACCATCAGGACTAAAGTAACTATGCCCAACATCTGCACCATAGAATACTGGTGAGTTCCATTGCATAGTTTCGGGATAAGAACCCCAAGTCATGTATAAACTACCTAGTTCTTCCCAAGTCATATTAGGCAATGTGACATCAACTACTGAAGTGATTTCTCTTACTACTCTACCAAACTTGTTAGTAGGGATATGGTAAACAATAGCAGCATCATTAATGGTTTGATTCTTTGAAACATAGTACCAATAAATCAAACTGTTCTTATTATCATAGAACCCACGAATATCATCAGTATGATCTAAGTTAATATTGTTTTTAAACCATTCTTTAATTTCCAAAGTACCAATTGGTTCTAATCTTGATCCGTCGTATCTAAAGAATCCATTATCACCTACGAAGTAATGAGCACCTTCTACCGCAATGATTCCTTCATGTGAATAACTACCAGTATTATCACTGATCTGTCTCCATGACCATATTAAATCCCCCGCAACATATTCGCCTAGATACATTGATTTGTTCTTATAGGCAATAATGTTACCCGCCATCGCTTTTGCACCAATAATGGCACCAGGAGTATCCATTAATCGACCATTTGCTGATTGTGTCTGACTACTTGGTGTCCATGCGGTGTGATCATATAATCCAGAACTCCACCATCCATCTTGTAATGTTTCAAACCCATCATTGGTATTGAATAACATCACAAAACCTTGAGTGCTTTCACAGATCTTGGCTTTGGGAGCATTAGGTAAGTCATTAAATGCGCCAGAAATTGTACTGAATTGGAGGGTATCATTACCATTAGTGGCAATTGTTACATCACCAAATTGACACAATCTCCAATTATGATTGACTGGGGTTGTATATCCACCTGTTTTACTAATATTGACCCAATTACCGGCTAATAACTCGTATATCTTCGTACCAGAACAAGCAAATATTCTACCAGCACCTGATAATAACTTTTGAGTATACCCAGCCAATACTGGTTCTGGGACTGGAGTATTGATTATCTTCTCACCAGACAATACTGAACGCATGCCTTTATTAGTTGGTACTAAATTGGTGCAGTAAGTAATAACCCCTTCTTTAGTAGGATTATTACTGGGTTCAAACCCAGTCACAGGTATCATTGTCATTCAATGTTCCTTATTACCAACGTGCTACTAGCATTACCCCAAGCAGTTTGGTTGACTTTAGAAATATCATTAGCATAAGCAGATTCATATCCAACTAATTTCTCAACATCATGAGAAAATTCAGCCACATATAATAAACATGTTCTTAGATATAGAGTAGGGTATTTCGTTAATATTTCATTTGTTGGATTAGTATTAGATAATCCAGGAATTCTTTTAATATATGTGACTGTTATATCTGTAAGTTGAGATGGAGAACATAATATTTGGTTATTACTAATAGTGTAATATTGTGGTGATCCTGATGGTAATATTAAGTTATGTCTCTCATATTGATCAATTGTCATATAGTCTAATACTCGTTGACTTGTTTTGACTGATATGATTTTATGAAAGTCATCAGGTAAAATATATGGTGATTGAATCACTATATTCTTTTGTAATTCTTGAACCATTAAATCAGAATTTAATCTGACTTCTGATAGTAATATTATGTCATCTATTACTGAGTCAATATCAGTACGTGCTGACCACGCTTTAACACTCTGTATTAGATCAGTATAAGTAGTAATCATATTTTACCATTCCATGTTCTGAAATAAGCGAGAGCAGGGTCACGAGCCATTCTCAATATATGTTCTGGATTAGCCATGAACTCTTCAAATGAAACCCCATGAGTATTCAGATAGTGTTCAACAATAACACCGTCAAACTCAGCAACTTCAAAGAATTCACCCGTTGGTCTACAGTCTCGTTTCATTTTATTGATTTCAAGTAATGTGCTAACATCACTTGACCGATGAACAATTATCTCGTCATCTTTAAATTCGTATTGTGTTTTAGCCATACTACTTCCTTCAAAAATGAACCCTTATTAGATAGTCTGATAAGGGTTCAGGTCACTGTCTCAGTATTATATTAAGTCACCAACCACACCTTGATGTGATGGGGCTTTAACTTTTACTGTGAACTCTGTAGTAATACCACGTTTTTCATAGTCACCATTTACCGCTAAAGTCATTTTCTCATATGGACGTAAAACACCAATCTCGATTGATTTAGTTTCTAAGGCCAAGATTGCGTCATTACGAACATTAGTTGAACCAACGATAGTCCAGTTACCAAATGGTGTGATCCATAATTTGAAAGTACCAGTCAATTTCTCAGCCTGGGTATTCTCAAACTTGGTGATACCGGCATCAATACCGTTGATTGCAGCACGTTGTTTCCAACCAGCAATCAACACATCCAACATACCACCATTAGATTTAATACCTTCAGCAACATCAAGCAATTCGGCTTCAAGTTGTGCTGGAGTTAAAGTACGGGCAGTACCAGCGGTACCAGCATCCCAATTGCCTAATGAACTAACATCTGGAGCAGCGCCACCAGCACCTAAAGATACGTTGGTATCAATAAAGCCTTCAATAGCGCGTAATCTACGTGGAGAAACTTCATCAGTACCAGCGTGATGTGCTTCGTCACCTACGTTAGACCGTGCTCCGTTTGCACCATTAGCGCAACCAGCAATAGCGCGGTCTTGTTTGTGCTTCAATGTTTCAGCAGATTGAGTAGCCAAATAAGCAACATGATCTTTATAACCATATGCTTTTTGTGCTTTGTCAGTACCAGTTACAGTGAACACTTCTTCCATACGTTGAACGAAGTTGAAGTAACGTTTTGGTGCAATGATAGTTTTGTTGACTGATTCAGCACCGTCAATCATTGCGTTTTCACCATCTGCATTAATAACATCAGTTGTCCATTGTGGCATGGTTGATTCAACTTTAGTCTTTTTCAACATACTCCATAAAGGAGTATCAGTTGGTGATAATTGGTTGATGAAGTTTTCTACTTCTTCTGCTTTTTGAGTGTTTTTAAAACTCGTTTGTGTATTTGCTTGAACAGCCATAGTATTCTCCTACTATTAAATTATGTAAATAAATCACCTGCTATTTTTAAAGCATAATCTCTATCACCAGTCTTTTGGTACTGGTTCATCAGATGTTTAGTCTGATTGTTAGATTGATCACTTTTAGTAGGTTGTGACTTTATAGTTTTTGTTGGTTGTATCTTGGTCTTACTTGCCGCTGCTTTGTCCCTCAATTTCCGGTACAACATGGCATCACGTGCCAGTGCTATATTCTCGGCTCTTGAATAACTCAATCCTTCGATTTCATCTTGGGTATATCCAACATTCTTTAAGTAATTAACAAGTTCAACCTGTTCTTTTTGTCTAACATCTTGGTTCTTCCATTCAGGAATAACTTCAGTAAGTTTGACCTGCTCTTTTAGAACATGATTCTTTAAAGTCTCTTGTTCTCTTTGGGCATATTGTTGATCTAACGTCGCTTGGGCTTCTATAGCCTTATTGACTTCCATCAACCTATCTTCAAATGCTGCTTGTTCCTTTAAGTATCTAACAGGGTCACTATCTAACAATTCTTTTGATGGTGGGGTTAACAACCCGTTATCAGCCCATTGTTTAGCAACCTGTGTGAAATGACCTAAAGTATCTTGCAACTGATTGGCTTCTGCTTCATACCGTTGTTGGATTGCTTCTGCTTCCTTCCTCAAAGTAGCGGCTTCTTCAAATCTGCGATCTGCTGCCACGCTTTTTTGGTATTGGGCAAGTAATTCCTCTTTCGTTACTCGTTTTTCTTCACCATCAATCTTTACGGTAAATGTCTTACTATCATCAACATCGTCAGAATTGGCGGTAGGATCGCTTTCGTCGTCATTGAAATGTTCTAGTAATTCATCATCAGGATCATTAGTGTCAGCCAACTCACTATCAGTTTCACTAATAGTTTCTGTATTTACTGTTTCAGTTTCAGTTTCTTCAGAATTGTTTGTTTCATTTGATTCATTTGATTCATTAAAGTCAAACAAACCTGCTAAATCTAGTTCGCTTGACGCATCTTTATTGGTAACGTCTTCTTGCATGGTAATTCCTTATAGGATTATGCTGTCTCACGACAGTAAAAATGATTATTGGAGTTCAATAATCCCTTTCTTAGTTACGAACGCGTTGTATTCACCTAATTCAAATACTGGTTTACTAGAGGTAAACTTAATAGTCATGTTGACTAATTCAGGATTAGTAGTGATCATACTTAAAATGCGATCTTGGTTTAGTTTTTCACCCTGTGTTTTAAAATCTTTTAGTTCAGGATGACTAACGTTATTTATACTTTCTTCTGCAACGTCTATATCACTGTCTGGCTCTTGGATTAATATAGAGTCATACTCTTGGACTAAAATGTCTTCAGGTTCAATCACGGTATCATGGACATCGCTTGATTCTTTCTCTCTATCTGGAGTGATAGATGTCTTTTTAGGTCTAGTAAGGTTTGGTTTCGTTGCCATAAATATTCTCTTTCTTTAGATTGGTCTGGAGTAGTGTTTATCCACTCATCTTGGTATATCCCTGCGAGTTCACTGACTACTTTATGAAAAGCAGTATTGTTGATTAACTCTTGGGCAGTTTCGCCATCATGAATGATTTTGGTTAAGTCTTCTTCTTTCATTTAGATACCTAGTTGCATTGGTAAGGTCTTCTCTAGTTCTTTACTTACCACTTGCATTGTTTTAAGTTGTTGATCATTCTCTTTAAGACCTAGTTCAGCCTGTTTGCGAATGATTTCAGCACGGGTTTCAAGTTTCTTAAGTTCTAATTCCTCATACTTAAGTTCAAGTTCCTTAGTCTTAATCCCTAGTTCAAGTTCCTTATTGTTCAACTGTAGGAAGAAAGTATCATGCTCTTGTTTGAGCATTTCATACATTTGCTGACCTTGTTCTAGTTGTCCTTGTAATTCTTCTATCTTTTGCACAAGTGCAGGGTCTGGTTCATTCTGAGGATTAGTGAAATATTTATCAGGATTAGTAAAGCCTAATGTTTCGGCTAATTTAACTCCTGCATTGTAGACATTATCTGGTTTAATAATACCAGCCTCTTTAGCCGCCATCATCCCATTTTGTAAAGCCATTAACTTGTCTATCGTTTCCTGTTTGTTGTTAGTACCAAGCCCTACATTAACTGCTAAATTAAGTTGGTTAGTCCATTCTCTTGGATTAACCGTAACCCATTTGTCTTGGACTCTGATTGTTTCTGGATAGTCTTGATATTTGGTTACTAACTCAAATGATTTCCATATTACTTTCTTTAACGCATTTGCAAAGTTTCTACCAATTAATTCAATCCTTGCATCTGCTCTATTTGTTAGTATGTTTGCACCAGTAGCAGTTTGGGAGATAAGAGGAGAGTCACCACCCATTGACATTTGTGTGAAACCAGTCTTACGTTCAACCTGTTGTTCAATCGCGTCCAATACTGCTAATCCAGAACTAAGATCAGCCCTACCAGTATCTAATGTACCTACGGCTCCCGGGGACTTTATACGGACTACACCACCTGGTCTGGAGTTTAGCAAATCATCCATATTAACTTGATCAGTCAATGCCCAAGTTCTACCATTGATCTGCATGTTCAAGTTGTCAATAATGGCTCGTTGTATGCCAGTCTTAGTCTTTTGATCATTAATAGTCAGATCGGCAATACTAATACCATATAGTTGATGTGGATTAATGATTGGGGTTAATGTGACGAATGGTTGATTAGGGGCTTCAACATTCTGAATGATCGTGTTATTAACTACTGTGATCTTCCTTAATTCAGGAATACCATCACCATCATAATCAATCCTGAAATAACATTCATAACCAACTACAGTTTTTAAACTTGGGTCATCATTATTAACATCATCATACACATTATCATAATCATGTCTAACCCAATGTTCTTCATCAATCCTGTCACTATTACCAGTGACATCATCAGGAATGTCATATCCATCATTACGTAGTTCTAAGACTGTTCTTTCAAATCGTTGTGCTATGAATACAGCATCATCACAATCAGTCGCTCTATGATGAACTCTAATGTCTTCAGGTGGGATTACTTCATGTTTGACTTGTCCGGCCTCTTTCTTTCTTTTAAGTTTGACTTTAAATGATCTAGGCTCAAGTGGATCTATTGAATAAGTATCAGTATCTGGTTCTTCTTCATCTTGCTCAATACTGATTATTTCAACTTCCTCATCTTCTAAAAGCATTTGGAGTTGAATATCAGTTATATCTTCATATTCTTCTTTCTCTTCAGTGCTAGTAGCATCCCACCATGTTTTGATAAATCCATTCTTACACTGTAGAGCATCTTTGAAACTGGTTTGTAATATATTAAATCCATCGTTTTGAACATAGAAGATAGTGTTACCAATATATTCAGTCGCATGTTTTGCTAATACTTCGGCTTCTTCATTTCTAGGAGTAAACTCAGCAATACTAGAATTTTGGGTAAACATTCTGATCAGTGAAGGTAATATCCATTCAATCTTTTCAAATACTACTGGGCTTACTACATCACTTCTACCTGGGATTGGGCTAGGTGCTAGATCACCTTTTGGTTTTCCTTTGTAATATTCAAGTGATTTAATACGATCATTCTTTAGTTCGCCTTGACCAGCACCTAAAGCATTTGAAAGTTCCTTGTTCAGTAAAGATAGTAATTTATCTTCGTTCATTTGATTCATGTTAATATCCAGATAATTGTGTATTATTTAGTCCCACACGCTCATCTTGGGGTAGACTAAAGGCTTCTCTTCAGTAGGTGGTTGGTAACTCACGCACATATAACCAAATGCGTCAGCACTGTTGGATGATTCATCATGTTCAGGACCAACCCCAACACCCATTGAGTTAATCTTTTCATGATAGATTCCTAGGGCTTTTCTAAGGTTTTCAGTCTTGGATTGATTGAACCAAATATTAGGAAATAATTGTCTGGCTTTTTCTACTCTTTGTTTAGCAGCACCTTTACCTTGATTAGGAATGATCTGGACTGAATAACCAGCCTGTCTAAATGCTGATTGATAACTTACATCATAGACTTTGTCATGACTCACACCATCATGAGGTAACCATATTTGTGCTTTCTTTGGAGAGTAGTCATTCTCTCTAAGCCAATTCAGATGACTGGCTATTGGTTGACCCTGGACTTCATAATGATTCAATATTCTAATTTCCTTCCCAATGAATTGAGCAGCAATTAAAACAAAACTGTCAGCCTTTGCACCAGTACCACCAATGTCACAATATATTCTAATTGTCATATTAGGGTCTTGGCTCAGGTTACTGATTCTTCCTGCTACTTTAGCATCCTGTAGATATGTGGTATAATAAGCACCTATTACATAACTTATAAACTCACCTTCCCATATATGAGCATAACTGTCAGGACGTTTCTCTAAGTCCTCCAAACGGTCTTTGTTCATCTTCTCCGGGAACCAAGGATTATCACGCCAATTCATTTCTACTATCTTGGCATCATTCGGAGGAGTTTCTCGGAATCGTTTATGAGTCGCTGATTGGTCACTTCCTGGATTCCATGTTACCCATAACTCAGAGTCTTCTTCTCGTATAGTTGGTATTAGAATTTGGTAAGCACGTTCTGATATTGTTTCTGCTTCGTCTAACCAACAAATATGAATCTTAGCCATTGACTTAATACTTTCTAAGTTATGTCTCAAACCAGCAAATGTAAATTCGATCCTTCTATCATTAGTTCTAATATAGTTTTCACCAATATCAAAATAAGGTTTCAACCAAGGATTAGTTTCTATCGCATTCTTAATCTCCATAAAACTAGAATCAGCAATAGACTTCTGAAATTCTCTAGCACATAGAATGATTCCAGTCTTACCGGCTTGGCTAAGACATACTGCCTGAACTGCTGCCATTAATGCGAATGATCTGGTTTTACCTGAACCTCTTCCACCATAAGCACCACGATATCTGGCTGGTTCAGTAAAGACTGGTAATAACTTTTCTGGTATTTCTATACGTGGGATCATTTTCCAACAACTTTGAAATCACTTATATCCAAGACATTTGAACTTTTGGTATTCTCAGTTGATATAATCCGTTTTATATCACTATCATTTTCTGGAGTAATTGGGACAAGTTCTATTCTTGATATTTGGACTTGGTTGTGATTTAGTTCGCCATGAACTTCTTTAGGAATGATCTTGGCTAGTAATCCCAAAAATGCTACTGGATTGCTATGGGCTTGCTCAACCAACCAATCAACACCACCTGCTCTATAAAAGGCTGAAATAATATCTTTCTTCAGGCAATTGTTGAAAACATTAGGTTTACCTTTTCGGTTACCCCCACCTGTCTTTGCTCGTTTACCTGCTGCGTCTTTCTTCGTCATATTCTTATATACGTTTTTGTCATAACGTATTTAGTCTTTATGTATTGTTCAAATAATCTCACAATGCCATAGAAACCTGTGATAATACGAGTTAATGGTTTAAAATCGTGAAGTAAACATGATAACAATTTAATAAAAGGTTGACACTATATAATTAAGATTGTATCATTAATACATGAAGATATCTCGCTTCATATCATTTTAGTCCTTTGTTAAAAGCCCTGAGTTTCTCCTAGACTTAGGGCTTTTTTCTTGGCTTCAATTTATAATCTATTAGCAGTACACCACATATCATATCGTGTCTCTACGTTAATCTCAGATAATATTGGCAATGACCCTGCTAGAACATTTTTGATTATTTCTTTAGTGTTAGTAGAACACCCTTCAAAGTATCGGTCAGGATCATACCATCCAGTCATTTCTTCGTGATAGTCTATAAATTTTTTAACATAATTATCACGAAACTGCTTAAGTATTAAGGCTTTGTTATAATTCGGTATATCAGCATCACAGTAAAAAGTTTCAGCCGCTTTGTTGTGAATATCTAACAAAATCCTTTTCGCTTTACTGATATCATCTTCAGTCATTTCTTCGTTACTAATCACACTCACGTCAAATCGTTTGAATACATTATTGACTAAATCATCAATCATATCACTTGGGGTGTCATAATTAGAATCAAGTTCAGTGCCATACTTAATTTTGTCAAATAAGTTAAGGTCAGTCATTGTATTCTCCTAGACTTAGGGCTTTTTTCTTGTTCAAGTACTTTCTTATAATATACACGTAAATATACCTCAACTACTGCAAGTCCAACGGTTACTAGAAATGTTACATGTATCAAACAGTCTATATATGGGATAGTATCAGGTGATATTACATTTATTATCATCAGTCCAGCAGGAATCCCACATACTGTAAATAATATCTCGTTAACTAAGTTAATATAGTTCATGATTTTATTAGAGCGGGCAAATGGTTTATGAATGTTCATAAGTTATCCTTAAATTAGTAAAGTGGTAAAGCCCTGGGTTATTAGGAATAAAATCCAGGGCTTTTTCATTTAGAATCTAATTTTATGTGTTTCACGGATATGGGTTACAGCATCAGTGTATCCACCTCTCCAACCTGCCATTTGCATCGTTTCAAAATACGTGTTAAAGAAAGTATTTGTTTCAATAATATCGTTTTTGCTAGTTTTCATTTTAGTGTCTCCGTTTGTTTAAAATATACTGTGTATTATCTTAATACGTTTTTGACCCAACTTTTAGGATGAATTACTTTACGGTGTTTATCCATAAGTGTTAAAAACGAAACGTTCCCAAACGCTTTATGAGCGTCCATAATGTCATCGCCTTCACTTGTAAACGTGCCTAAATTAGCAATACCATAATTGTCTTTAGTTCTATAAGAACCAAGTACCAAAACTGGATTATCAATCATATTCCACATTTTGGTTTTGAAGTATTCAGTCTGTAATATATAACTTGCTGTAATCATCAAAAACGCGCTCATTTCATCTTCGCTCATTTCCGCTTGCTCACCTTTATGCAGTTGCTTACCAATTAAATGAACTGCTTGTTGTATAGTTACAATTGGTTTAGGAAAAGCCGTTTGGTGTTCAACTACTGCTTTTGTTAAGTTGAATGATACGTATTCGTTTTCGCCCCAAATTACTACGTGTAATGATTTCATTTCAGTCTCTCTGTTTGTTTAAAGTATGTGTCTATTATACACAAATAGTAATACAATGTCAAGTATTAGTTTATCTGTATTACTAAATAAATAAGAGGGGTTGAAAAAACCCAAAAAAGTTAGCGAATCACAGGACGTTATTTTTTGATGATTTCTAACACACACAAAGACCCCATATAAATCAATACTTTACATGGGGGTTGGGACTCCTTTAAACGGAATCATGTTTTTAGGCCGAAAAAACGCTACAGGCGTTGATATCACTGGGTCTTAGCGTTTTAAAATAAAAAACATGACCCCTTAGATTCAATCTTTTCTAGTCAACAGTACTAAGTTACACGCTGAATCGCGTAGATGGGTCAGCGAAGTATAACCGCTATAATCGTTCTCCGTTTTGGGCTGCTTTAACTTTCTGTTCATCCAGTCATCAATCATTTTGAGTTCATGTTTAGCCTGCATATCGTTTGCAATATAGTTCAGAATGTCATCAATCCCTTTAACTAAAATCATTGCCTGTTTGATCAGGTCTTGTTCTTCTTCGTCAGTTAAGTTATTCATCATTATCTCTATGCCGCTCTCCGAGTTTTTAGCCCATATAATGACACTATAATTGTATTGACAATTTAGTATTACAGTGCTATAATGTACTAGTATTTATATCTAACATAAATACATCGAGCGTTCTGCTCAACTCTCTATCTAGTTCGTACCAGTTGGTTTGCAAGCCGCTGGTACACCCCAACTATAGAGACTTACTAATATAGAGATAAGATAATGATTAAATACGAACCGAACTTTAATGATGCTCGGGTTAAACGACAGGCTAAAAAGGCACTTGGGTTTAGTCTTGGAGTTTTATCGCAAGAACCACGCGATGTGAGTAAAGATTGGTTGGTTAAGATGGTTGGAAAACAAAATGACAATCTTCCCAAATACCTAAGATTTTACTTAATGAAATGCGTTGATAGTCATTATAGTAAAAACCACAAGATTTCCAAAAAGTACACCCTTAATAAGGACGGGGTTAACTATATATATCACAAGTTAAACCACGACAGCACTATATCATTCAGCCAATTCATAGCATTACCAAAGTCTGTTAAGTTAACTGAAGACACCACATTAGTTAACACTACTGTGATTGATTCAGTGATTGATAAGTTCGGCAGTGAGTTAATGAGTGGTAATTTCAAATACGATGATAAGAATGATCGGTTATTCCATTTCATCCAAAATATCAAAAATGACATTAGACCAAGTCTATTTTATAGGTGTGGTTATAGACACCAGTACGATATTGATGCGGCTGCCCCAACGTTATTACTTCAATACGCGACTAAATGTGGGTTACGTAAAAGACTCCACATGTTAGAGTATTATCTAGATAACAAAGATGATGTTAGGAATCTAATTGCGGATGATCTAGGTGCTGACTATAAACAAACCAAACGATTGTTAAACTCATTATTCAAC